GGGATCGCTCGGCGAACCGAACGAACCTCACGAGGTTCACTCTCAGAAGTTACTGGGAGCCTAAGGGTGCGCTACGGACGGAGGTAACACACACATCCCAAAGGTCTTACCCCGGGCATCACAGAGTTGCCAATGGCCTGATACCGACCCCGAGTTAGAGAATCACTTCTCTAACTCTCTAGAGGTGGGTTATCAGATCGTCTGAACAGGCCAGAATATCGGTACCACTTCTTCAGTATACCCATCTGCTCCTTCGAGATATTATCTCGAATCGGCTTATGAATATTCCGAGGAAGCGGTAGCGACCCGAGAAGAGACTCGATTTCTCGAACCTCCGCCCAGAGTGACTCTAGAGTACCCCAGTCTAGGGAGTCTAGAGTCATTTCTTCTAGTTTGGTCCGTAGGTCCCTCGCAGCAATATATGTGTCGAGAAAAGTTTCTCTATACACTGTCTCATTAAGAGAATCGATAATGTGCAACGGGGTTGTACGCTCGATCCCAGGGTGGGAATCGGTCCGCCCCCCTTCCACAGGGGACGGAAGATCCTTAACCCGAGCAGCTTTATTAGAAACCTCCCGAGACATATAATGCTCCCGGTCCCGCTTGACTGTTCCTAGACGCTTTGCCTCCTCTAACAAAGGCTGCAAATCGTCTAGCTTTGAAAGGAGAGACGAAATCTCTTCCTTAAAGAACTGCCAAGTGAGAGTTTCGACCCTGTCGACTACCGAGGCATAACGTCCAGATACCGACTTCATCGGTAACCAGAACGCTAAACCTCGGTAGGCAGGGCCTAAGGGACCATAGTAAGCCAGAATGTAGTTACGCAACCGTTTTGGCAGTAACGTCAGACGTTTGGAGATATTGGCTTTTGCTCTAAATCCGTAACCTAGGACCGACATCGTCTGTCCTAAGGTTAAGGAGTACTTCCGGATAAGCTCGAGGAGGCCGGCAAAGGATTGCCGACCTATCACGAACTCCCGGAAGGAAATTCCCGAAACGTCCTTCCCCCCATAGAAGGTACGTTTCGCGAACTCTAGAGCAAGACCAGAACCGGAACTCATAGATTTATGAGCCCCGATTCCTACCCCCATACGTGACATTAAAGCCGCGTATTGCTTGGCGACAGACTGACTTGCTATGACTACGTCATCTCCCAAGATGGCATAGCCTGCGAACCAACCTGAACCTAGTTTTACCTTACCTGCCAGAAAGGCAGACCACTGAACGAACGCATGGTGGATGAATGCTAACATCGCCCATGAACTCAATGCTCCCATTGGCTGGCCGGTGCCATATATGAGATAACCCGTACTAGATAAAGGAATAGAAACCTTCTTTCCTTTTACCATAGTAACGTAGTTT